GAAGTATACTTTGTGAGCGAGATAGAAGATGAGAAATATGAAATATTCTTTGGTGATGGTGTATTAGGTAAAAAGTTAGAAAATAATAATGTAGTTCAAATGAGTTACATTGTAACTAATGGTACTGCTACCAATGGTGCAAAGACTTTTACGTTTAACGGTTTAATGGAAGATGAGAATGGTGCTACTGTAACTCTTCCGTTTTCAATATCATCTATTAATACAACATCAGTGGCATCTGGTGGTACGGACATTGAAACGATTGATAAGATCAAGTATAACGCTCCTAAATTTTACAATTCCCAGAATAGAGCAGTCACTGGTAATGACTATAAAGCAATTGTGCGGAACTTATATCCTGCAACAAGCGATGTTATTGTATTTGGTGGTGAGGATCAAGTACCACCTGCATATGGTAAAGTATTTCTTTCTGTCAAACCCACTGAAGCAACTACACTTTCATCATTTACTAAAAATGAATTGACACAGGAACTTAAAAAGTATACAGTTGCGTCTATTAGACCAGAGTTTGTTGATCCTTCCATATTATTCCTAGAATTGACCAGTAACATATACTACACTGGCACACAAACACAATTACTACCTACGGAAATTGCAACTAAGGCATCTACCGCAATAGTTGAATACCTAAAGACATCTCAGACTGAAAAGTTTAATGGTAAGTTTAGATACAGTAAATTTATTGGTGTGATTGATAATTCTGATATTTCCATCAACTCAAATGACACTAGCGTCATGATGAGGAAAGATTTTATAGCACAGATTAACGCATCTTCTTATTATGAGATATGTTATCAGAATCCTTTCCTTAAGGATTGTGATAATCCTGTAGTATCATCTACTGGATTTACAGTTTTTGAGTTTCCAACTTATACCTCATATCTAGAAGATAGAAATGGAAAAATAGTGCTATATAGACTAGATCCTGTAAGTGGTGATAAGATCTTACTGGATGATTCAGTCGGAACTATTAATTATGAAAAAGGTGAAATAGAAATGACTAATTTCACTATACTAAAGGGAACTTTCTCTGACAATCGTATTGAACTAAGAGTCAAACCCGCAAATAAAGATATTGAAGTTAAGCGTGAGATGTATCTAGATGTAGATGTATCAAAGAGTAAATTTGTAGCATATAAAGAAGACTAGGAATGCCTAAGACTGCTAATAGAATCTCATTTTTAATTGATTCTCAACTTCCTGATTTTATCAACGAAGAGTATGAACTGTTTGGAAAGTTCATACAGAAATACTATGAGCAGTTAGAAATTCAAGGGCAACCTTACGATATTATTGAGAATCTTGAGACTTACCGTGATATTGATTTCTATGAACAGAACATACTTAGACAACATGATACTCTTGATGTTGCTATCACTAATTCTAGCGACACAATTGTATTACAAGATGCAACGAGTTTTCCAAAACAAGGTGGATACGTAAAGATTGATGATGAGATAATTTTTTATCAAACTAGAACTGACACTACGTTACAGAATTGTTCTAGAGGTGTAAGTGGTAATACCACATTAGGAGATCTTTATAGAACAAGTACATTTGTTACAACCCAAGCATCCAGTCATACCAATGGATCTAAGGTATTAAATATTAGTAACCTTTTCTTATATGCATTAATTAAAAGTTATGAGAGTGAGTATCTACATGACTTTCCTGAAGCATACCTGAATGATGCTGTTGATAAAAGAACTCTCATTAAGAATATAAGTTCATTCTATCAGTCAAAGGGAACTGATCAATCTATTAAGTTTTTATTTAAGTGTCTAGTCAAAGATGATCCAGAACCAGAAGTTGCATATCCACGTGACTTTACTCTTAAAAGTTCTGAATCTAACTGGGTTAACAACTATTCCTTAAAAGTTAAAGTATTATCAGGAACTCCAACTGATCTAATTGGTAAAAAGATTTCTCAGACAACGCCGTTTGCGTCTGCTGTTGTTGACAATGTACGTTTCAATGGTACATATGATGGAGAGGATCTATATGAGATCATACTCAATGAAGCAAGTGTCAATGGTCAGTTTTCTATTGCTGCAAGGACTAAGTTAACAGAATCCATTCTAGCTACTGATACTGTAGGTGATAGGATTGATGTAGAATCTACATTAGGATGGAGTAAGGAAGGAGAATTTACTATTGGAAATGAGACATTTACATTTGAAGATAAAAATGTAAATCAGTTTGTTATTAAGAGTAGAGAGGGAACTACAGTATATCCTGTAGGAACTTCTGTAACCTATGGTGCAAATGTATCTGGATCAAATGTAACATTGTTAGTCTATGGTGTCTTATATAATGCGACTAATGAGACAAATGCACCATATTCAAATGCAGGTGATATACTTGAGATATCTGAACCTGGTTTTGTAACAAATGATATAAAGATCTTTGATGCACAGAACAATCTTCGCTGGGCGTTGCCTGGTGCTTCTCCACTGATTAGTGACTTAAACACCAATGTATCAGCCATCTATGAGGATGGTGAAGGTTATTACATAGCTTCTTCGGGTTTTCCTTCACATGTAGTGGGCACTGCTGGCCAACCATCTGATACAAAAGATCAAAAACAATTAAAGATTATTAGAAAAACACCTATCTCTACAACTGAGACTTATGAAACTAAGTTTAGAGATGTAGGTATCGCTACTAATGGTGTACCTTTTGTAAGTTATAAAGATTCAAGCGTTGTATTCAATGGTGCTCTTCAAACTATTACTGTTGATACTCGTGGTAATGGATATCTGAATGCTCCATATGTATTAGTTGATGGTGTATCTGCACAAGCAATATCATCTTTATCTGGTCAGGTAGTGCAGTCAATAACAATTACCAATGCAGGTGCATATACATCTATTCCTACTGTTGAGGTATTATCTGGTAGAAATGCAACTGCTACTGCTGTAGTAACAAACGGTGTTATCACTAGTATTACTGTTACCAATGCAGGTGAGTATTATTCTACTCCTCCTGAAGTTAGAATCACAGATAATTCAGGAAAGGGTAGATTTGCAGATTATGTGGCTAATATATCAAGCACTGGTGCTGTAACTGGTTTTACAAAAATCAATGGTGGTGATTTCTATACACAGGAAAATGTTGTAGTTGACTTGATTCCTGTTGGTTCTGGTGCAACTGCAACTGCAACTATTAGAGAATGGAGAAAAGACAAGTATTTTATAAACAAGACTAATCTAGATTCTGAGAATGGATATTGGTTCCAAAATTACGATCCTTCTAAAGGATATGGATATGGTTACTATGCATCTCCTACCACATTAAGAGCAAATGACACAGGAGCATCACATTCTCCCATTCTAGGGTTTGCATATGACGGTAACCCCATATATGGTGCTTATGGTTATACTAACCCACTAGACGCTTCTAGTGCTATTGCACAGATGAGTCCTAGTTATTCTAGAAATTCTACTAGAGTAGGACCTGATATTACAACATATCCTTTAGGAACATTTATTGATGATTATACGTTTACTGATGGTTCTGGATCTTTAGATAAGAACAATGGTAGATTTTGTGTTACACCTGAATATCCTGAAGGCACATATGCATACTTTGTTACAGTTGATGGTAATGGTGATCCATTGTTCCCATACATTGTAGGTAAATGTTATTACTCTTTACCATTAGATTCTAACTATGACTCTGCAATGACTCAGGATGATTTACCAGTTAATGCTAATAGATTAAGAACATCTGGTATATCTAAGAATGGTGTACAGGCAATAGCAAAAATTGAAGATGTAACAAGAGGAACTGTATCATCTGCTGCAATTATAAGTAGTGGATCTAATTTTTCTGTTGGTGGTGGATTAGTAATAGATGATAGTGGTACAGAAGGATCTGGTGCTGCTGGTGAAATAGAATCTGTTAAAGGAAAATCAGTATCATCACTTGAATCTCAAACCACTAAAGTATTATATGTTGTTCTTACTAATAACGGTTATCTTTTTGATGGAGACACTATTACTCAAGCAAATACTGGTGCTACAGGTAAAATAGTTGGTAACGTATTTACTGCTAAAAACTTTGCCTTACGTGCAGTAACAGGAACTTTTAATAGTACAGATGTACTATCATCTAACACTAAAGTATTAAATTTAATACTTGATAACCAATCATCATATACTAAAGGTGCTATTTTATCTCTCAGTGACGGTGTAGCAGCACCAGTAGCAACAGGTGAAGTTCTAGAAACAACAATAGATCAAAATAATGTCAAGATAAAAGTTTTGACAGGAACATTCAGTGTTTCTACAACTTTATTCCTAACAAGTTCTAATTTAATTAATACAACAGGTTCAAAGATTGTCTCTTTATCATCTCTAAGTGAAAATCTTTCTATTTTTAGGATACAAGACAACGTAGCATTGTTGACTACATCTTCTGCACACGGTGTTGGTATTGGTGAAGAAATAAATGTTGATATTAATCCAGATGATGCGTCATCTACAACAACTTATTATGTAAGGAAAAGAGTATATCAAGAAGCAATCCTTAAAACATCAGTCATAGCAACAACTCTCAACGACAATAGTATTGGTAGATCTAGTATAGTAAATGGTGGTGGAGATTACACTGCTGGTTCATATACTGGTATTGCATTATCTGGTGGTGCAGGTTCTGATGCTAAAGCAACTATAGTTGTCTCTAGTGCTGGTGTTGTTAGTAATGTAATACTAACTGACAAAGGAACTGGATATAATAGATTTGATATTCTTACAGTTGGAGCAACTGATTTAGGTAAAGCAAACCCTTCAACCAAACCTGATCTCAAAGTACGTGTTGATCATGTAGGATTTGCAGCAGAAAATATCGTATTGAATGTTGCTAATTCTGATAACATTACAGTTAATGATTTTTTACAGATTGGTAGTGAAATTTTAAAGGTCACTGCTAAAAATAGTAATGCTTTGACTGTAGCAAGAGCACAAAACTCTACTACAGCTGTAGATCACTTTGATGGTGCTGTTGTTTCTGTATATAATTTTGGATACAATATTCCTCTTAATCATCCTGTAGGAAATACTACTAATGATGCTAAAGTTCTTTCCTATGATTCATCTACTCAGAAAGCAGTATTTGTATGGGATTATGATCAAACAGTATCGTCAATCAATCAGATAACTTTATCAACTGTTTTTTATGATAGTAGTGCTGATATAAAATTGGTACAAATAGAATCTATCACTGATCCAGATGTTTATTTTGAGTTTTCATCAGACAATACTACATTTACAAGAAATCAGATTATTGATATTAAAGAATACTACAAATATAAGTTTGATACATCTCATGTATCAATGAGTGGTGTTGGTTTTGATATATCTCCAAGTAGAAATTTTAATCTTGTCACACCAGA